AGGTCAGTACCAACAACTAGCATACCATTCAACATCTTCACACTAGAAATTACATAACCCGTATACGTGTAAGTCGTAAACGTCGGTAGCTCAATATCCGTCACGTCTTTAACTGTGATGGTGTCCCCAACTGCGTAACACAAATACTCAGCAGGCCATAAATCGCCACCTTCTTTGAGATACCACTCAGGGTCATCATCGTCAGCAACTTTACCATAGTAAACAGCTACGGCGTCAACACTTGCAACCAACGCATCAATAGCTGAAAATTGGTCAGTATTCAGATCAATAGCAGTGCGATTCTCCTGTAAAGCATCTTCTACATTATCCGCTGTAATAATGCTCCCAGAATCAGTTATAGGAACATCAGCAGCAGATAACGTCGTACCACTTGAGCCGCCAGACCCCTTACTACTAACGCCACGAAGATCATAATAAACAGAACCATCTGCCAGTTCCTGCAAATCTCCTGTCCTATCTACAATTATAGCAAGCAGAAAAACTATCTCCGGGCCAGGAAGTCCCTCTGTTGACAAACCGTGCAGCTCACTTTCAATCGCAGCTCTCGCATTTGCTACACTACTATAAGCATTATGCCCGACAATTTTCATAACTCCTGAAGATGCACTAACACTCGGAGTTGCTATAAAAAAGGATATAAAATAATCAGTAGTGGTTGTTCCTTCAGTTAATTGCCAAGTTGAACCAGTCCACTCATTCCAAGAATAATAGGTATCCGCGCCATCTTTCAATCCTACTTGGTTATCAGCCGCGACTGAAGTCCATAATCCTGATGCACCTAACCTATACATCCAAGGATGAGTCGATTGAGCTGACAAACTGTGCCTAATATCTTCATCCCAGAACTTACCACTTGCCACTTGAGTATAAGTAGGACTCCCATCAGTCAATCCTGTGATGTCGAACCCGGCTTCATACCGAGCCCCATAAGTGACATGATTATACAGATGAGTTGCGCCACTCATGCGGATACCATGCCGCTCATTACCACAACCACCAGTACCTTGAGTTGCGTTCCATCTGACGATAGCAACTATCGCACAATCATAAAATGCAGAATCAGGAACACTGGAATCAAGAATATATTGCAGAACCCCAGAAGTATCGAAATAACAATAATAAACTCCAGTTACATCGGGAACTACAACTGTCTGAGTTGTAGTTTTTGTAACTTTTTTTCCATCAACCCAAAAGTAAAAATTACTTTCGCCTCCAGTTACTGCGAGACTGACAGTCCTTGTTCCACTATCCCAGGTTAGGGTGCCGTTGCTATCGGGACTTTGCAGATCAAAGCCGTTCCAGAATTTCGTTTCTCCAATTTCGTCAAACACACCTCCGAGAGTAGTGGAAATGAATTTACTATTTGTATCCGTAATATCTATATCTGCGTCAACTATTTTACCCCCGGAGCCCTCATCACCGTCATGAGTGTGGATAGGCATTGAGCAATCGTCTTCCTTACCACTAATAACCCCGTACAACACCCCGGTTAGAGTGCCATCAATATTATCACTCCCTGGGGTCAAAGTAATCGTAGTAACGCTGGAGTAAACAGCAGTAAAGATCGTTCCGTACCAATCAGAGTCACCAATCATCTTGACTCTGCGACCAGTATGAAATTCAACCGTCTGATCACCTACGATCGAAAAACTACTGGAGCTTATATAAGTTGCATCAATAGCCATTACAGCTCCTTAACTTTCATTCTGACATCATTTTCCCATTTGTTAGCGGGACTGGAATCAGTAACAATTCTAAACGTGATCTTATAAGGAGATGCGGATTCAACACCACCTTTAATTTGCACTTGAGCTATCTGATTAGTAGAATCACAACTCAAAGTCCCAATAACAATTATATCTGAAGTTACATCCGTATCATCTTTGTCAGTAACCGTCACTGTGCTGGATGCAATAATAATGGCTTCAGAACTCCCTAAGTCGTTTGCAAAAGACGAAGAAATCCAAAACACTTCGTAAGCTTGTTTTGTAAAGAAATCCAAAGCCATTGTTATTCTCCGTTATTCTGTTATCGTAATTGTAGGTTCTGCGAAATCAATTGCAAGACTTTCACCATCTGCAAGAGTAATACCTGAACCATAATCATACCAACCAATCAACTCATCATTTGCCGCGGTGTCATTGTAAAGAACAATATAACGAAATTCTGCCACTGCCCCGCCCGAAGCTGTCAAAGTAATATCTTGCAACGTCAATGCGTAAGTTCCACTCGTTTGAGCGGACGAAACGGTTGTAACATCCCTGGCTGAACAATGGTCATAAGCAACTTCTGTTAAATTTGACAACACAGTGTTAGTGTTTACAGGTGCTACAAGAGTTAAAGCGATAGTAATCTGGTCACTACCGAGATTGTGTTTCTTTTCAGCCATAGCTTCTACGAAACTATGAAATTTATTATATGTTGCCATTTTATTACTCCTTGAAAATTAATTAATGAAATCTACTGTCGTTTGATCTCTAACAAAATCTACTTCAGTTACACCGCGAATAAAAGCATAAGCAACGAGAATATTATCAAACGCCCCGTAATGAGATAAGACTGCTTCTGCTCCGTTAATAGCATAAACACCTTCGTCAGCAACAAAAACTTTATGTCTGGTAATGTCACAATCATTACCATTGACTGCATAACTTCCTGTCTCTGCAACCAATCCAAGACATTTAGAGAAATTTACATCAGCGCCGTTTAATATGAAACTTCCGCTTTCTGTAATTAAAGACCCAGATAATTGAAGATCTGCCGCCGCGCCGCTGAGAATAAATTCGCCAACCGCTGCATTTAATACATAACCTCTGTAAAAATCTACATCAGCCCCTGCAATCGTGTAAGTTCCGCTATCAGCTACCAGAGAAAAAACGAGAGAAAAGGAAGTATCAGCGCCAGCTAAAACATAATCACCAACTTCAGCAACAAGTCGATAATGGGTTAAGAAAGCAACGTCAGCAGCAGCAAATACATACTCGCCAGTTTCAGCAGTTAAGGTCGATCCTTGCGTATATATTAACCCAGCGTCACTGCCATTTAGCGTGTATTCACCAAGCTCCCCGTCAAGTTTACGTGAAACCTCAAGATCAACTGCTCCTCCAGAAAGCACGTAAGAACCTTGTTCAGCGATTAAACCGATTGCCTTAGTGAGGGTAACATCAGCGCCGTTATATGAGAAAGAACCTGTTTCGCAACTTAATTTTCTACTGCTTGATATAGAAGCTGGAGCCCCTGTTAAAACATAACTTCCAGTCTCAGCATCTAATGAATGTACCCCAGCTTCCCATTCGGAAGAGGTGTCAACCCATTCTTGCCCGGATATTATACCCCATTGATTCATTATAAATGCGCTATCCCGCGCTCTCTACAATAATTATCATGCTCTGTCCTAGTTGTCAACTTTGGTGCTTTCGGGTCAGCGATTGCACCCTGAACGTGGTGATCCAACCACGAAGGATGCTCCGTCCGAAGACCTCCACCGAAACTCGGAACTCGCTCCATTACAGCGTGACATTCAGTGCAATGGAAAAAATCATTACGCTCATTAACTTTACAAACTCGCTCAGTACGACGCTCGCAGAATGAGCACTTATATTCGTAAATCATACTCGTTGCCTCGCTGCTGGCGGTCTAGTTTCGGCGCTATTTGGCTGATTATTAGTGGTCATCTTCTGTTTGGCTCTAGTTGGTTGTGCATTTTGTTGAACGTCGCCTGGGCCTCCCTGAACTTCCATTACATATTGCCTCAAGTTGACAGCATCCTCTTCTTGTAACCCAGCCGAGATAAGAATCTGCAACGCCTGATCTACTTGTCCTTCCCCTGATCTCTCGATGATACTTTTCCAGCCGGGGAAGTTAAGGGTTTCGAGTAAAGCGCGTCTGTCGATTGCTCCGGCTTCGTAAAGAGCCATTGCTTGTTCCTGAGTCTGGAGTGTCGTCTTCGCAACTGTCGAGCCTGATTCAACGACATAATTAAACTCCCGTCCCAAGAAACTTAAACCTTCGATTGGAATCGTATCACCCTGAACTTCAACCGTCGTTATCGACTGACCAAAGTTCTGAAAATTAGATATAGCGCAGCGGCCCCGCTGCCTGACGAGATAATCAACACTTCTAATCTTGGCTCGCATCATCACAGCCCCGCGTTCTTGCAGGGCGACGATGGCTTGAGCAGCAATTACACCTGTCGGCGCTTCACCGCGATCAGCATCCTCAATTTGAGAGATACGATCGAACAATGTAATGTACCATTGAAGAGCATCGAAGAAATTATGCGGAAGATTAGGAACGGATAAATACCGAATCCCGTTAGATGTGGAAGTCGAAACCGGTTGAAGCACCAACCCCGGTTTATTATTTATCTGGGAGAGAGTTATCCCGCTATCTTGTGGAACAATGAGAGGTGGTAAGGTAACTCTGGAAAGATAAGCACTGAGACGTGTTAAGATTTCGTTAATTTTTACATTGATATCACCTACTTGCTCCGAAGCTGAGAAGCCCCAAAGCGAAGTAGAATCTTCGTAAGAGTTGGCTTTATAGAAAGGAAAATGGTCGTAAAGGAAAGTCGTTGCTGTAGCTTCTCTCGGTATTTCACTATTAATATTCGGGTTAGGAATATCAGATAAAACGAGATTACCACCGTTGGCAAGCGTCACAACTCGAATACCACCAGGGTATTTCAATCGCTCTGTCGTTATTTCAAACTCTTCTCCCGTCTCAGGATTGACATCAATCTGTTTAAACTTCTCTAACGACCAGTCTCGCACCCACACTTCTACAACAAGTGCCGGACAATCTGCTGAGACGCCTTCTCTTACAGGATGTTGCGAACTGGAATAATTACCAGGATAGTTCTGACTCCCTGCTCTTGTTCCGGAAGAGACAGGTGCTGAGTTCTCACGTTCTTCTTTCCCTAAAACTCTGAGTCCTTCTTCTCCTTCCACCACTCCCTTGACACCAAACATCGCTTCAACATCAGGCACTGACATCGGGTAAGCATGAGTTAAATAAGGACAATCATTAAGTTCCTCAAAATACCCCGGAGCAGGCGCAAAAGCGAACCCATCAACCAAGACAATATCCGTTTTCTCAGTTCGACTGTTATAAACAGCTTTCTCAACAGTGATTCCATAAATCTCCATCACCTTTACAGAAAGAGATAAAATAGAAGCCGCTTCGCTCTCATTACTCCATTTTCTTACTTGAGCGGATAGAGCTTCAGCCGCTTCATCTATTTCACCATAAAGATCAACCACCTCAGCCATTGGTGATTTTGCTGTAATATTCGCAACAGTTCTCTCGATATTTGCAAAGAGAAGATTCGCAGTTATCTTATCAGCCGCCGTTTTCTTCCGGCCTTGCCAGTGATCGCCACGGAATAAGGCATAATTCTTCAACATCCTTTCAGGAATACCAAGCCGCTCCTTCTCAGCAACAGCTTCTTCCCATTTCTGCCAGAAGAATTTACCGACTTCCTCAGAACCTTCCTGCGGAAGATCGGCCATATTATGATTAATTACTTGTTTGGTCATACGTTCTCTCCAAACCGAACTGACTAAGTATACTCAGTCCAGCAGCAGTTTTATACGCAATCTGCATATCCGCTTTAGTAGGATTATCAGGAATCATATCCAATAACCCAAGTAAAGCACATTCGGCAGCTTCTTTATTAACTCTAGGTTGTGGATGATAGGCACTCATGCTGTGTCACCGTGACCTGAGAAACGTCTATGTGCAACTAACCCCGCGTAACTCTTACAAACTTTCCCACATTCTTCACAAACATGAGCGTCTACCGGGGGCTGTTCGGGCGGAATGGGGGTGTGAGGTTCATCTTCAAATGTGAAGGCGGGTGAAGTCGTGGGTGGCTCGGATGCCCTCGTACCTTCGACTGTAACTCGAAACCCCCCGGCGCAATAAGGAGCGCCGCAGCTCGGGCATTCGAGATCTCCACATTTGATTCCCACGTTATTGGGAAATGAAGTCCAGTTATAACCTTTCGGGCCGTATTTCTCTTTGAGTTTAAACATCGACCCGTCGTGAGAAGTGGCGTTAAGTTTGAAGAGATACGTTGTTTCGTGGAATCTTCCTTTACATCCTGGACAAATTACATCAACCATGATTCGGCGTCCTTATCTGGTCGAGAAACTTGGTGTTCTGTTCACTGAACATGTCAGTAACAGTGTCAGTAACAGTGTCAGTCTCTTCTTCGTCTTGTGTCATAAAATCATCAATATTAATAGGGTCTTGAGAGATTTTATTCTTTCGCGGCATGAACGTCTCATGGCTGTCGCGTTTCGTTCGATAGACGAGGAGCCCACCGACGATTACGCCGAGGAAAGTGGTAGTTGCCCCTGTCCAGATTAATGATAAGATTGCTGTGATTGTCATGATATAAGCTCTCTTTCGTCAACAAGTGTGTCAAATATTAAAGATGTTGCACAAAGTTCAAGATTAATACGCGAATCATCAGCGCCAATGAAAGGATAAGGCTCACCGAAAAGAGCACACCAATCACCGCAAGTTGTCTTCTCATGTAAGCTCGGACACTCCGCTCGTTTCTCACCAGATGGACGTTGGATTCGTAAGAAACCGTACTTATCAATTCGACCTACCATGGTGCGTTCTCCCACTCAGTACACAACATATCTTCTGCTGTTGGTGTCCACCCTGGTTCGATAGTACCATCTAAACTAAATAGATCAAACGAAGGAGTTGTGACAGATTCTTTAGTGAATTGTTCAGCCATAACTTTAAATGCTTTACCACATTTAGGGTTTTCAGGAACGACGCAACTGAAACCAGGATTTAACACAACCCATTTATCCCACCAATCACGGCGAACACAATCTCCTTCCTTCAACCTCGCTAAAGCCCACCCGAAATCTCGCATCACCCCTCCATGTTGACAGCATTTTGATACATTGCGTTGCCGGTTAAGTTCATCCAGTCAATCTCTTCAGGTGTCTGGCGCTTCTGCCTTTCTGCGATCGGCGTTGGAAATGCAAATGTGTAGGCTAAAGCATCGGATTCATTCGGAGAAGGGATACCTCGTTTCCTCGCATCGCTCTTTTTCTCTAACACCATTCTGTCCGAAATGTCAAATGAATAAGTAAGCCCTGTCAAATCAGCCATGAGTGACGGCCTATCAGGAATATCTCCACCAGCGACCAACCACTTCTTCATTTCATCCCAACATTCAGCTCGCTTGTTCTTATACTTAGGAGATGACGGAGATGCGCCGCTGTTTACTTCAATCACTTGAAACTGCATCTGCCTGAGCCTGTCAACCAGACCAGCCCCAATACCAACCGAATCAACAAACGTTCTCGCAGGTTTATATTTCTGAATGGTGAGAGCAACTTTATCAGCTAATGACATCAAATCCATGTCGTTATAAACTTGAACTTCCAAGGTATGAAGTCCCTGTCTCACGTAAATAACGGAACTATCATCACCGAAACGCGCAACATCTACGCCAAGTACGATAGGAGCCCAGTTCCACATATCAGGAGTATTGGTGGCTTCTCTTGCTTTAAGCGCAACATCTAAAGTGATTAAAATATTATCAGAACTGGCTGTCCAATCACAAAGGAACTCTTGGCGATACTGACTTTCGGTCATGTTTTCTTTCGCAGCTTCGAGATCTTCTTTCGACAGAACCTTAGTTTCATCCGCTCTATAAATCTTACAAAACCACTTTTCTTTCCGTAAACCAGAGTGATATAGTTCACTTAGTGTATTTATCCCTTTCGGCGTTCCAATGAAGCAAACCCATCCCTGCCGGTCGATGAGTGCAGGCGCAACAACTTCACCCCACACATCGGGCTTCATTTGTGCAACCTCATCCATCACAACGCCGTCTAAATACTGACCACGCAAGTTATCAGGATTATCTGCACCAAACAGACGGATCTTTGCACCGTTGAAAAAGGTCACAGATAATTCACTTTCGTTGATTTTCATGCGAGGAAGTTTGGAGGTATAATGCTTAAGATAATCCCAAGCGATAGTTTTAGCTTGATTATATTGCGGAGCGATGTACCCGAACCTCGGACGCACCTTCTTAGATTTGACGGCGGCTTTGATTAAGTGATTGATAACACAGACAGAATTGTGGGTGGGAATCAGTTCTTTACCAGCGAGGAAAAGAGCATCTTGAGCGTCTACCGTGATACAACGTACAGGTTCAGACGGTATAGGGTCGACAGCGACGATGCGCCGGTTTCTACCAAAAGCAGAAGGTTTAGTTGGTTTGAACCTTGTAGTCTTATGCTCAACGAAGAAAGGATTAAAAGCTGGATTAAAATGAATCCGCCAATAAGTTTTACCTTCAACTATCTTTTTGTGCATCGTCGGTTTTTCACCAAGACCACGAATAAGTTCAACTATATCAAGAGCATGCGCTTTACTTTTCTGTAGTATTTCACAACTTCTTCCGTTCTTATCAATACATCCATCAGTGTCCATTAAACCAGAAAGGAGAGCCAACCGATCATCAAGAGAAGCACGAAGATATTGTGGCGGGATATGTTTGTTTTGGAGAAGATTGAGACGTCTGAGAAGCGTCGTTGGGCCTGTGTATTGATTTCTTCCTGTAATAGAGAAGGTGCGTGCTTTACCACAGTTCGCACTACTCACCATACGAAATATGAAACCATTCGCACTTGCATATTCACGAATCGCATCAAGAATCTCAATGTCACCGTTAGTCACATTAAACTTCCGACTTGTACCATCACCAAGCCATATACCAAGAATATAAGGAGGAATTATAAGGTCATCGTCACCAGTGAGTTGAACGGGTTTGCAAAGAGGAATAGAATGATTGTGTTCACCACGGGCATAAAGAGTTTCAGCAATTTCGTCAGTCGTTTTAGCACAACCAGGAAGCGGATCACACCAACCGGAAGAGGTCTTGCGAGTCACTTTATCTCTGATTCTACCAGCGCGATTCGCACGGTCATATTTCGTCTGAGTGTGCCAGAGATGTTCGCCATCTGCTACAATCTCAGTCCCGTCG